ACAATAGCTTCTGCCATTTTCTTTTCTCCTTGTTGGGGTTATAGTAGCCACTAGGGGGTATAAGTAGCCAACAATGTGGTCTGTTATTTAGAAGCTAGTCCACCACGCTTCATAGTCTTTTTCTTGGGTTTAGATGCTATGCCACCTTTTTTAAAATCAGGTGCATATCCACTAACTTTTTTTTGACTTTCTTTAAAATCTTTAAATGCTTTTTCTTCTTCTTCTCTCGCTTTTTTTCTATTTTCTTCAGACTCTTGTTTTTTTATTTCTGCTTCTGCCATAGCTTTTAGTCTTGCTGTTTCTACGGCTCTTCTTTTTTTCTCTTTGGCTTCTGCTTCGGCTTTTATTTTAGCTTCTTCAGCAGCTTTTCTAACAGCTTCATTATCTTCTGCTGTCATGTTAATACTTTTAGCTGTACCTGCTTTAATGCTTGGGTCAGATGTTGCAGTGCCTACAGGAATAATTTTACCACCAGAGTCTGTTGCTATTATTGTGCCTTTTGGTTTTGTAGCTTCTTCTATGTCAGGCTCATAATCTGTAACAGGTCCTGAATACATTCTGTCAATAGCATTGTCTATTTGCTCTTCCTCAAATAAAAATCCCGGTGCGTTTATTTCTGTTCCAAAAATTTTAACAGTACCTTCTCCTGCTTTAATTTTAGTTTTTATATCTTCCATGCTTATTCCCGGATTATTTTCAACAATCTGCTTAACCATATTATCATAGCTACGATTCATGTCTTCTCTAGCTTTTGCCATATTTTCAGGAGAAGTAGAATCACCCTCTTTATCATATGTTTCAGTAACAGTAGCTGTTGGTACTGTTTCAGGAATTACTTCCTCTTCTTTAGCTTCTTCAACCTGTAATACAAAACCTGCAGGTGGTGGATATATAGGTTTACCATTTAAGTGTGGTATAATTAGTGTTTCACCTGTTTCTTCATTTACATACGTTTGATTTACATAATCCTGTAACTCAGGAACAAACTGTTGAAAACCTGTATATTGTTGCTGTGGTGGCATAGGTTGTCCTACAAAACTAGGCATGTAACCTGTTTGTTGTTGTGGCATTGGTGTTATTGGCATAGGTTGAAATGCTTGTCCTTGTTGTGGTGCAATATTAAACTGTGAACCTACTTGAGATGGTTGGTAATATACACCTTGTTGATTAGATGGAACAACACCACCAACTTGCATTTCTAATTCACCTTCGTTGCCATCATCATCTTCTACCATAATATCTTCAGGGCTAAAAGGTATATCATCAGGTAGTGTAGCTTCTTCTGAGTTACCCATCTGACCCATTGCTTCCATCTTTTTTAAACCTGCTTTAGCTTCCTGTCTTAGTTGCATTAGTTTTTCTAAACCTATGTAACGAACAACATCTGCAGGAAACACAAACTCACCTTCTGATAGTTTAGCATCTATATCATCTCTTACTTCTTCCTGAGAAGAACCTACAGGAACTTCGTTACCTGATACAGGGTCAACTGTACCACCATCTTGTTCTAGTCCACCTTCTTGAAATAATGACATTTGTTTAGCCATACCTCCTTCATTCATTTCTGTAGGGTTTGTTTTTGCTATAACATAATCATCTATTCCACTTTGCATATCTTTCTCCTTTAATAAACCACCTTCTGATAGTTTTCTACCTAATATGGCTTCTATTTCATCTCTATAAGGTAAATCTTTTACACCTTCTAATTCTTGCAAATTTTTAGTTTCTTGCCTAGTAAGAACTTTGTTTACTTTTAAGCTACCACCTACAACCCACTTATCACTATCGTTTGTTGCAGCACCTTTTCCTGCTTGTCCATCTACATATTTATAACTACCACCTACAGGCACATGGTCATTTATATCTGTTTTTCCTATTTCTTGTAAATAACTTTGATAGTCTACATCATCAGGCATTTCTACTTCAGCAAACACATGGTCTTCGGCTCTTCTCTTTACATAAAATATTTTAACTTTTTTTAGCTTTTTTATTTCTTCTTCTGATAAATTTTTTCTTTTTGGTTTACCTACTATCTTACCATCTTTATCATAAAAAAATGTTTTTTCTTTAAATGCATCTTTTGTTATACCTGCTTTTACTAATTTATTTTTTTCTTTTAGTGATATTTTTATATCTTCAGGACCTATGTGTGTTGCAACAGGCAACTGACTTGCATGAAATCCGGGTCTAGCAGCTACTGCAAAAACTTTACCATGAGGAAACCTATCTGTAGAAGCAGACACAGAGTATCCTGCATCTATTAATTTTTGTCTAGTTTCTTGGTCAGGCACAGCAACTTCATCGCCTGTGCCCTTTGCTTTCTCGCCTTTAGTTCGTTCAGCACCTTTACTAGGCACATATTTTTTACCATTAGGTGCAGTAAACGCTTCTTTAGGAAAAACTGCCTGAATATATTGACCTTGAGGTACTTCTGTTTTAGCATCAACAAATAAAGGATATAACTTACCTTCTCTTTCTACAAATAACTTATACGCTTTTTTTGTTTTAGTTGGCTGTACAGATGCTTTAAGTGCTCTTCTTAGTGCGTCTCCACCAATAGGTATTACACCTAAAGCTAAAGATGCAGCATCTATACCTGCTCCTAATAAATTACCACTAGCAACATTTTTAGCTAGGCTAGTAACATCTTTTGCTTCACTTACTCCCGGAATAAAGTCTGTTGCTACGTCTGCAACCTGTCCAACTGTAGGATTAACTTTACCCTGTAATTCAGGACCTAGAACATATTTATCTAAAAAACCACCTATAGTTGTGCTTTTTGGTTTTTCAGGTGCATCTAATTGTTTTTTAGCAGCGTCTGTTTTTCCTAAACCACCTAGTTTAAATGTTCTTTTAGTTTGTTCATCTGTATCTAATAGAGAGTCACTTCTTTCTTTTGCAGCACTTATTGCTTCTTCTAAAGTCTTATGCATACTTGTTGGTTTTAGTTGACCATCTTCAACCATCTGTTTTATTTCTTCTTCTGTGTATTGTTTACCTTTTATAATACTAGGTGCATTGACATACATACCAAATAGTTTAAAGGTAACAGACTTTTCAGAAACTAAATCGCCATCAGGTGTTTTGTATAAATCTTTTCCTGCAGTTGTTTTTTTATCTGTTTTTTCACCAACTAGTTCTGCCACTATTTACTTTCTCCTAAAACTTCTTGTCTTATATATTTTAATCTTCTTAGTGTAGCCACAGCACCTTGCGACCTATGTAACATAATATTATTATCTGTTTGTTCCATAACTTGATGCTGTCTGTTAATTAAAAAATCAAGGTAGTTACAAAAGCTATCTAATAGTTTCTTGTTCTCCACGAGGGGTTTGAGGTGTTGCAGTATTTGCTTGTTGTCCTGTTGCTTGTTCATTTCCTGTAAATCCTTGTTCTCCCGGAGTTGGTGCTACTCCTGTTCCTATTGTTCCACCACCTGCTCCTGTTGGGTCATTTGGGTCTGTTCCTGCAGGTAATGGTGGTTGTTGGGGTTGCATGTCTTGCATCATCTTAGCCTGTAATGCAGCTTCTTCCATATTATTTGTAACTTTTTCAGGGTCTAAATCCATAGACTTTGCAATTTCACGAATAATATATTGAAACTTTGCAAACGGAGCAAGGGCAGGGTTACTTGCTATACCTAGAAACTGCATAAGTCTTTGGCTACGTACTTCATTAGCCATCAAACTTTCTGTTCCTCGTGCTTTAATCTCTAAATCACCTTTTGTTTTTTCATCATAATTAAACTGCATATTAAAACTAAAAAGGTTTTCACCTAAAGGTTTTAATAAATAATCATCTACATTTTTTATAACAGCTTTGATACCACTACTTGCAGCATTCATCAACATAGATATACCTGATGCTGTTCTTCCTATACCTGTAACACCTGTTTGTCCATGTGCAAATGATGGAAGCCCTGTTGACTCATCTGCTAGTTGCCTAGCTTTATCAAATAGTTGCATATTCTCTCCTGCAACATTTGGAAACTTTGTACCAAATATAGCTTGTCCCGGAGCACCACCTTGTCTTCTAAATATTTTTCCCGGATATACAGATAAGTCTTGTCCCGGAACTAGGTTGGTCTCATCTACTTCTATAAGTAGGTTTCCTGACAATACAGAATTGTCTACAGCCATTCTCATAAAACCATTCATCAATGTCTGTGTGTCATCCATATTTTCAGCTATGCCAACACCAAAAAATGAATAGGGGTTTAATTCATAAGGTGCAGCCATATAAGGTATCTTAGCAGGTTTAAATGGGTTTAATACAACTCTAATAAGTTTTTTGTTGCATATCCAAATGTTAGCCTGTAACTCATCAAACGCTTGTAACTCTTTTGGTATCTCTACTTCATTATCTAGTAAGACATCTGTATCAACAGAACCCCAATATTCTATTACTTCAAATCTATCTATATATGTTTCGCCTGTTGCGTAATCAGATAAATCATCTTCCCAATCTTTTTTAGTATATGTTTCACCCATTTCAATACAAGAGTCTATAACGCTATTTCTAAAGTAAGGTCTCTTTTTTAAATTACGAAGTTGGTTGCGAGATAGTTTGTGTCGCTCTATAGCATATTGTGCTTCATCCATATTGTTTGCATCAGGGTCAGGATAAAAATTCCAAACAGATACATGGCTTACTTGTGGAACTGTTTTAAATGTTGGGTCATAATCACCATCATCATTCCAACTAGGATATTCTTTATCGACAGCAAAAGGACCTTTCATAACACCTGTTCCAAATAGTGCCATTTCAAATGCAATACTTCTTAGATGTTTTGTTGCACCTGACTCTTCTAATTGGTCAAGTATTTTCTTTTCCATATTTTTAGCTGCAATCATAGCAGGGCTAAATGTTACTGTGCTTGGTGTTGTACCTGCACCCTCTTTTAGGTTTTCTACATCACCTAGCTTTTCTTCTAAAGGTCCTAGTTCTACATTACCTCTAAATCCTGCAGGTAAATCTTTACCATCTCCTGCAAATCCATATGGACTTTCCACACTTGGTTGTGTCGGTGGTGTAGGCTGTAAATCAGCATGTACACTTTCGGATACACCTTCAGGTAGTTGTGTTGGTTCAACACTTATAGGAAACTTGTTACCTGCAAATAAAACATCTACTATTTGAGAATATGCAGCAAGAGTTTTTGTTTTGGTTGTTTTAACAAAGACACGAGATTTCTCTGCTTCTGTAAACTGCACATCAGGACCATACAATCCTCTATAGTTTCGATATGCTCTTAGCCATCTGTCTTCATCATTCTCTCTGTAGTTCTCTGCTCTTTTATATTTTTCATAAACATAGTCTACTAGACCTGATACATTAGCATCTTCTGCTTCCCCATCAATGTCTTCTAATGCTATTGCATCATCTTCTATATTAATATCTTCTGCCATATTTTATCCTTTAATATCCAAATGTTGCATCTGCTACAGGCATGTAACTTGATGGCTTACCTTTGGGGTCATAGTCAAATATACTAAATCGTGGTCTTGACATTATACCATATCTTAACGCATCATACAAGTGGTCTTCTGATTTTGTATCCACATCCTCTGGATTTCTTTTATCTAGAGGTATTGATGGTAGTTGAGATACAATGTTTGTACATGTGTTAAAGAAAACTAATCTAGGTTCTTCTGTAAACTCATCTATCTGTAGTCTTCTATGTATCTCATTCTTACCGGCTACACGAGAGCCTTTACTTCTATCTGATGGTCTCCATCTACAACCTCGTGTAATCATCTGTTCTGCTAGTGAAGGTCCTGTGTCACCACGTTTGTGCCATAAACTAGAATCCAATACACCATACTTTATGTTACCATCACCTGATTCTAAATCTAAAACCATGTCTGCTAAGTCCGTTGCCAATACTTTTGATACATAAAGTTCACGATAGACAACGAGTTGTTCAGCAGGTGATACAGCAAACCAAATAACTCCTGAATAACTACCATAACCATAATCACAAGCACGGAACTTAACCCAATTATTAGGAATGCTATATGGCTCAATAACATGTACATTCCTGTTAAACTCGGTAAACGCAGCACCTTCTTTAATATCCCAATCCCCATCCAAGAGTTGTTTTCTTTGTTGTTCAGGAAGGGAAAGTAGCATTGCTTCATAGTCTCCACTTTCTGCGAGGTATGGATTATCAGATAATCTTGCAGGAATAAATCTCCTCTTGAATAAAGGTTGCCCTGCTTTAGGATGTCCTGCTGGGTATTTAAGGTCTTCTCCTGTTTCAATGTCGGTTGCACTAAATGCCTTTCCATAAGGAGCAGGGTCAATAAACATTTTCTTAACCCACATGTGTCCTACCCCTCCGGGGTTTGTTGTTGCTCTCATAAATATTGGTAAGTCAGGTGCTGTAGAACGTAAACGTGAACGCATATAGTTCCAAGCAAACGGACTCGACCATTGTGTTAATTCATCAAAGCCTATCCAACTAAATGCCAAACCTTGATAACGCATAACATCTTCATCTCTATCAAGATATGACATCCACAATCGTGCACCTGATGGTGCTACCCATTGCATCTTTCTTTCATACCATTTTATACCCTTCCATATTTTAGGATATAATTCTTGGGATTTAAATATAAGTTCCCTTAACTCTTCTGTTGTATGTCTTAATAACAATCCACTAAACTGTGGGTGACCCATATATCTTAAAGGGTCTGCTAACATAGCAAACGACTTGCCACCACCTGCTGAACCACCATACAAAACTTCTCTTTCACCTGCAGCAAGAAACTCTGTTTGAGGTCCTTCGTTAGGTTTAAATACAATGTTCTGCTCTATTTCAGGTAGTTTTTCTACCTGTTCATATATAGGCTCTTGCTTTTTAGGCTTTACTACTTGTTCTTTCTTCTTCAAGTTTTTGTGCGGCTTGTATCGCCTTTTCTGCATATTTTGCCCAGACACGGATAGCTCTAGCTTTGTTCTTACGTCTTTGCTCACGTTTTACTCTTTTCATTAATCCTATATGAGATATAGACCTTTCTGTAAACTTTGATAACCAATTAGCTACTTCTCTATAAGAATATTGTTTTAGGTGTTTCTTTGCTTTTTCAAGTGCGTCTAACTCACGAGGTATAGGTCTTAATATATGTTCATTATCAGGGTCTATGTTATAGCCAAAAGGTATAGTACGTGCAATCCTTGGTATAGGTTGCCATTCATTTTCTTCCTTTATATCAAGTGGTTGAGGTAATTCCCAACTTCCTGTATCTCTATTCATCATCCTCTGTTTGTTTTTTAGGCATAAGCATAACACCACCTGATGCTTCTACCTGAACTTTTTCGGTTTTAATTAAACCTGTTCTGTCTAACAACTCTTTAGCTGCAGACATTTTATCTCGTATACCTAACTCTGTAGGGTCTACTAAACCTTCTACCATAGCCATTGCTGCACGAGGTGCATTACTTGCCATATACAACTGTGTAGCTTCAAGTATCTCTTCTTTCATTGCTTTTATTATCTCGTGATTATTTGTATTAGGAGAATAACCTGCAATAATTTTAGCATCTTTAACACTACCATTTGCTTCTGCAAATAAGGCATCAATAAATTTTTGTTGTCGTTCTGTTAGTTTTCTAGCCATTATTTTTTAGCTTTAACCTCTTCTTTTGTTTTAGTATTATACTTTTTATTATTAAATGTAAATGTTTTTTGTTTCTTTTTTCTTGCATTAGCAAATGCTTTTTCAAAAGGAGACAGTCTATCTGCTTCTGACTTTTTGACTCCAGAAGTTTGTAATAAAGCTGGAGAAGTTAATAAACCTGCTTTAACTAATGCCTGTATTTGTTTTTGCCTTTTATATGCTGTTTGTGATAATTTACCAACAGCGATACCTTTCTTTTGGTCTATTGTTCCGGGTCTCGGCATTGTTTTAGTTTGTTTAGGTGCAATACCAAATTGTGCTTTTAATTTTTCTATAAAAGTAGGATTGTTTTTTAGTTTACTAGGTGTTACTGCCTTTTTAACCATTTCCTGTGTTGGTTTCTGTATTAATTTACCACCACCTGCTATCGCATTTTGTGCGGCTTTTTTAGATGTATATTTTACTATTTGACCTCCAACTAGTCTAACTAGTACAAGTCCTGCTCCTACTATGGGTGCTACCATTTATTTTCTCCTTATGTTTTTATAAACTCTATTACTCTTGGTTTAAAAAATTCATGCAAAACTTTTTTATGTTTTGCTCTTTGCTTTTGTCTCTTTAACTCAAGCCTACTGCTTTCATTCGAGATATAAGTCTGTCTGCTCGGTTTGTTACTTGTTTGTACCATCTTGAATCCTGCATTTGATTTCCTGCTTCAAGCCAATCTCCATCTCTGATAGCTTGTATCATTTTCTTAAATTGTGATAATCTAGGTCTACCCATATTAAACATCATGTTAGCTGTAATTAGTTGTACCTCTTCAGGTAGCTTATCCCAATCATCAAATAATCTTCTACACTCACCTATTGTAACATTTATGTCTTGTTCAAAGACTTCGTTGACTCGTATTTCGTCAACAGGTGTGCCCATCCCCATTTGGTGCTCAGGGTCATCTTTAGTATTTACATCCTTCATCTATTTTTAGTTCCTCTCTTAGTCTATCTGTAAAATCCATTAGTTTAATTTTTTTAACCTCTCGTTTTCTTTTAACAACATGTAATAAGCTTTTGTTAATTCTTTATTATCTTCTTTTAGTATGTATATAGTCTGCTGTGCAGCTAAAAGTTCTCTTCTTATTGTCTCTTCAAATGTGTCTTCGTGGTTATCCCACCCATTTGCTTCAATCACTTCTTACCACCTAAAGCACTAAAACCAAAGTATGCTCCTACTAAGCCACACATACTTATGTATTGTGTCATAAGAATACTCTCTGCTTCTGCAAGTCTGTTTGGGAATGCCAAAGTCAGGATAGTGGTAATACCCATAAGAATAATTAAAACCCATGCCATTCTCCTTTTATTTACCTGATATGCCATTTTATCAGGAATTAAATCGTCTTCTCCACATCTACAATCACCTTGACAAACATCACAAGCCATATTTCTATTTCCTCTTGTTCATTATCTGTAAGCCTTGTTTACCAAACCTATAACCAAACGATGCACCTATGCTGATGTATAAACAATTAGCAAACCAAGAAGGTGTGTTCGCATTTAAAAAATCAAACCCTTCTTTAACGTATGGTTGTGTCCAAGGTAGGAAACAGCCAACCAAGATACCACCAAAAATTATTGTCCAAAATTCATCTTTCCACGAACCTGCCATTTGTGCTGTAAGGTTCTGTTCCATAAGCATAGAAGATGTAGCTTCAGTTTCGTATACTTTAGCTTCAGCTTTAGCACGAGCAACTTTAACTTCTGTCTCTGCTTTTTGTTTGTCCATCTTGCCTTGCAGGTAAGTTCCTGCTATATTAGCAATAGGACTTAATAGTGACGATAATCCTAACATTATGATTTCTTATGCCTTTTACAAAAATTTGCTGCAGCTTCTTCGCTACCAAATCCCCACGCTTTTAGGGCTAATGCCTTCCGTGTAGGTCTTCCCTTAGAATCTTTCATAGGACCTTTCATACCTGAAAATCTACAGGCAAAAGATATTCTTCTTGGGTGTGTTCCTGTCTTTAATGGTCTTTTTAGGTTGCTTCCTTCTTTTCTTTTGAAATGCTTTCTACCTGCTTCATTTAGACCACCTTTGGGGTTTTGGAACTTTTTAGCTACCATACCTATCCTTGAAAGAATATATGATAAACTAATAAACCTATGATAAGTAATTTACCATAGTCTAAGTCGAAGTTTGTTCCTTCGCCAAATCTTTTATTCCACATTTCAAATTTAATTTTATTCCAATCTATCATGTTGGTTCTCCTGTTCCTGTAGGGCTACCTATGTAAACACATGTACTGTAACCATTTAAGTATTGAGGGTCTTGTGTTATCTTAGACCTTGCACTATCTATGTATTGATAGCATTTATCGCTTGATGAAAAAGGGAAATTAACCATCGGAAAATTTACCCATGTAGCACTATCTCCTAGTGCCCATAATATTGTTA